CAAACCGCGATCCGGCTCTGCCGGGGCGGGAGATTTACTGGTCTCGTCAGTTAGCGCGTTACGCTAAGACCGCCGAAGCGGTTTCGACCTTTAGACGGCTTTCGCAAAATCCGTCACGTCATTTCAAGCGTCGCCATCGTCAGCGGCTGACCGCGCTTCGCGCCACGCCTGGTACGCCAACTCCAGCTCGCGCGGCGTGCCGCCCATGACCGGCTCAGCCTTTCCTTCGAAACCGGCCTTGTAAGCCCTCGCGATCTGCTGAACCTCGGCGCCATCTGCATGCACGACCGTCTGGGCGACGGCGCAACGAGCAACCTTCGCCAGCACCTCATTGGAAGCGCGTACGAGTGCCGCGCTGAGCGATTCGAACGATCCGATTGCGCAGAGGAACTTCTCTCCAGTGCTTACAGTGGTTTGTACGAACATGCTCGCTCTCCGGTGGTTGGTGATGCGTGTTTGCTGCGATGGATGTATTTAAGCACACTTAATTTCCACGTGCAAGCACAAATTTCAGCATACTTAATTTTATAGGCGAAACCTGCCGCTCTGGAGGCCGTGCTCTAGACTTGTTTCATTAGAGGGAGGCAGCTATGACCGCAGAGGATGTGATTACAGTATTCGAGCGCCTGAACGTCGAAGGCCGAGCTGACGTTCCGATAGACGATGCGTGCGCCGGCTTCGCGGGTTGGTTGGCGGAGAACTGGGAGAGATTCGAGGGAGACGACCTGGCGTTGCTGACGTCAGTCGGTGCTACGTTGTGGCGGGAGGGGTTCGCGCAAAGGCAGGAATGAAAAAGCCCAGCGCGGGGCTGGGCTTCGGATAGTTTGATGATCTAGGCTTTTGGCCTCGGCTCAGCCAGGGTCGAGAAGATGTTGGCTAGATCCAAATAGTTAAGCTCCGACTTTGCAACGTCTACCATGATGTCCTCCAGGGCGGGTGTGCGCACCACAATGAATCCCTCAAGGTACAGATAAACCAATGCAGAAACGAGTGCGGTTCTCTTGTTCGCATCGGAGAACGCATGCCCCCTGGCGATCGCCTCAGCGTACATGCCTGCGATCTCGAATAGGTCGTCGAGTTCTTCGTACATTCGACGATGCTCAATACGACCAAGGGCGCCCTCAAGAGCGCCCCTGTTCATGCCCTGAATACCGGGCTCATGCGTCAGAATGAAGTCGTGGATCACCACGACCAATTCTGGGTCCAGGCTATTCACCGGTGAGCGAGAGCCTGAATCACCGCATGATGCTGCTCATAGACTCGCTTCGCGGCATTAATCACCGCCTTGCGTCCGTCCACGGAGCCAGTATTGACCGTCACTGTGGGCTGCTGTGTATGCAGCCGGGCCTTAACTTCGACTCCGTGGATGTTCCCAGTCTTTCCTTTCGTGACCATGGATACCTCCCGAGTTAAATGCACGAATCGTTACTAACGCTTTGACGGCAATTCTACACGGAAGTTTAGTCGCCTGTACTTAGGGCTTGTGCGATGCACCACAGTCCGCCGATGGACTAAAGCAAGCTATCCGTCCACACGGCCCGGCCGGCGATCATTGTGCGGTCGTCGGGCGGCAGCAACTTGTCCGGAAAGGTCATCTTGTCCGGATTGTCGCTTCGGATAATCCATGTCTGCTGACCTACCGCCGGATGGAAGTCCCATATCAGGCGCTTCAGGACTAGGCCGCCATCCGGCATACAGATAGCGTAAATCTTATTGTCGCGGGGCTCGCGATCCTCGAGATTGACGAGGACGGCCCGTCCATCCTGAATCTTTGGGGACATACTGCCGCCCGCAGCATATATCAGTCGAGCCGCGTACTCCGGTACGCCCAAGTCTCGAAGCTCACTCTTGGCGAACGTCTTGCCGCCGTCCACGATTACGTGGTCATGAAACCTGCCCTCGCCGCAGGCGGCCTCAATATTCAATTGGGGAACTAGCACGTACTCATCCGTGGTTGGATTGGGGAGACCTTGTTCGCCTAGCGTAGGCGTCGCCGCCGCTGGCGAACCCTCAATCATGCCCGGTATGTGACTCTTTCTCGACTTATCAGCACTTGCTGAAATGTGGTTGGCCGATAGGTCGTGCATCTGCCCTCGCCCACTCTGCAACCACTCCGGCGATATCTTCAAAAATTTCGCCAAGCCGAACACGCAGCGCGCTTCGAGCTCGGTGTTTTCGTTGTTCCACCAATTGGTTACAGCAGGCGAGCTCACGCCGGCTGCGGCGGCCAGGTCCTTTTTCAGGATCTTCTTTCCCCAGTCCTTCTCTCTGCTCAACACGGCCAGCTTGAGTCGTGAAATTGTAGTTCTCATTTAAGTTAGCTTAAACAAATTTCGTTTCACTGTGCTTTACCTTTGAGTTTAAGTGTGCTTAAATAGAGCCATGACTAAAGCACACGACCCTACCGCTGATTTGATCATCGATGGCCTCGGAGGTACGAGCGCTGTTGCTGAATTGTGCCAATGCTCCGCCGCAGCGGTTTCCCAGTGGCGCATTGATGGCGTACCAAGGTCGCGCATGCAGTTCCTTCGAGTTATCCGGCCCAAGTTCGACTGGAGCCGGGTTCCCGATGATTACCCGCTCCGCGAGGCAAAACCCGACATTGTAGAGGCGATCAAAGCCAGCGATGACACCCAGCCGCCCGTAGGTTCGGGACCGAGAAAGAAGGACAAGCTGGCAAGAATGAGCGCGTAACAGTTCAGGTTTCAAAGTTTTCTCATGGGGGTCTGACGACCCCTTTAATTTCCTCCGGTTTCCTCGGGTATTTCAACTGGTATTCCGATGAAATCTCGCTATAGGAGCTTACTGATGCAAGACCAAGAAAGCCTCTCCAGCGTCAGTTCGTACGGCGCTCAAGGCGGCTCCATTGGAGCGGCCCCCAAAACCCCGATATTCCTGCCGAAGTCGGCCATAGCTGAGTGCAAGTCCTTCCGCGATGCCTGCCACCTTGCGTGGGAGAACAGGACTCGGAAGAACCTGAAATTCAGCCACATGGCTTCGGAGATCGAAGACTTCTACGCTTCGCACGCGTCCGAATACTTCGCCAAGGAAGAGATCACCAAGAAAGGCAAAAAGCGTCGCGAGTTGCCTGCAAAGCACGTCAACGCAGTTCAGCAAGAGCTTGGCAACTACGCAATCAGCCAATGGCAAGCGCGAGACGCCATGCTTACTTTGATGGAAGAAGTAATCAATTCACAGAGAGGGAGCCTATGAAATGACAGAAGACGAGGCGCTTCAGATCGGCCGGAAGGTCGTAGAGGACGCCCGAAAGCGGGTGGGGGTTGACAAAAACGCGCTCCAGAAGGAGTTGGAAGAAAGGATTGAGGCTGATCCGGAATTGTTTGCCGCTTTCGCGTTGGCTGGCAATTTGATTCTCCGGTCACAGCAGGACCAGAAACACTGAAGGAAGCGCCGGTCGGACCGGCCGGCGCCCTAACCCAGATAAGCAGTACTAACGCTACGGAGAACGGCATGAGCATCGTGACAAACCCCAAGCGCCTCGCCCTGGTTGTGATCGACACGGCCCGCCAGCGCTATACGCGATACCTCGGCGCACAGCGGGATCACAGCATCGAAGGCGACTGGCTGACGGAACGCGAAGTCGAGCACTTCCGCATCAACCCGCTCGACTTCATCTGTACGCATTGCGAGACGGAAGTCGCATGAAAGTCTCGCGCTTTATTGCTTGCGTAGTTGCGCTGGCAGTCTGCCTGGTGGCGCTCGGCATTTATCTGATTGCAAACTGGCGGTAACGGAAGGCTTGGAACAGTGAATCACTACCCGCACCACATCGGAGATTTCCGCTCGGGCACGGTCAATATGACGCGCGTCGAGCGTTGGATCTATCGTGACCTGCTCGACGTCTATTACGACAAGGAGCAGCCGCTCCCGCTCGATCTGGAGGTGGTGTGTCGTGAAGTTGGCGTGCGATCCGATGAAGAGCGAGGGATTGTGGCCGACATTTTGAAGTACAAGTTCGTGCGTACGGACACCGGATATGAGCATGAGCGATGCGAAAGCGTCATCGCGGATTACCGCCTCAAGGCTGACATTGCCAAGGAAAACGGGAAGCTTGGTGGTCGTCCCAAGAAAGCAAATGGAAACCAAGAAAAACCCAAGGGGTTATTTGTCGGTTCCGATCCGGTTAGCAGTGCTAACCCATCGGAAACCGGATCAGAAGCTAACCAAGAACCAATAACCAATAACCAAACAACTACAAAACCTAAAAACACACGCGCTTCGCGCTTCGATGCGCATGCGCATCTCGTATCTCTCGGAGTCGATCCGAAAGTTGCAAGGGATTGGCTGAGGCTACGCAAGGAAAAGCGCCTCGCTCCTACGGAAACCGCTTTTGAGGGAGTAATGGAGGAAGCGAAGAAAGCAGGCATATCGATGAACGATGCTCTGCTGACATGCTGCAAACGGGGTTGGGGTGGATTCGAGGCGAAGTGGTTGAGCGCCAAGCCTTTGAGTCTGGTTCCAACATCGAAACAAGGCCGCCATAGCGGCTTCGATCAAATCGACTACCGGGATGGGGTGAGCGATGACGGCAGTTTTTGAGGCAACAAAGCATACGAAATCCGCCATGTGCGAACAGCACGGCGCCTATGAGTCTGTCGGCACGGACATGCCAATCCTGCGGAACAAGGTCTTCTGGTCCGGCTGCCCGACCTGCGCGGAGCAACACCGCATCGCCGAAGAAAAGCGCCGGGTCGAAGAAGCGGAGGCCGATCGCCAGCGACGCATGGAGCAACGCCTGAGCATGTCGGGCATCCCGCAACGCTTCCGTGATCGCACGTTCGAAAACTTCGTTGCGGACACCGAGCCGAAGCGGCAGGCCCTCTCGGTGGCGATTGAGTTCGCAACCGAATTCGCGACACACGCCGAGCGCGGGACGACGGTGATTTTCTCCGGCAAGCCCGGCACCGGGAAAAGCCATCTGGCTTTGGCCGCAGCGATGGTCGTCATGAAGTCAAGCACGGCGCTTTACATCAACGCGCTGGACCTTATCCGCATGGTACGGGACACGTGGCGCCGTGATTCGGAACTGTCCGAAGTTGCTGTGCTGAATGACCTGACCTCTGTCGGGCTTCTGGTAATCGACGAGATCGGCGTCCAATACGGCACCGAAGGCGAGCAAGTCATCCTGTTCGATGTGCTCAATCGACGCTACCGCGATTTGATGCCGACGTTCCTGCTGACGAATCTGGGCAAGGCCGGCATGAAGGAGTTTCTGGGCGAACGTAGTTTCGACCGTTTGCGAGAAGGCGGGATCTGGGTCGCGTTCGACTGGGAGAGTCATCGCGGATCGAGGAAAGCAGCATGAGTCGCCAACTCAAGCCCCGGATCGTCGAGTTCTTCGCTAACCAGCCGCACGGTGCGCCAGTCTGGCAGATCGCAGAAGCCCTCGGATCGAGCAATGACACCACCGTCCAGGCGCTGCGCCGGATGGCAGAACGTGGTGAGGCAGTGCTGGTGTGCGATTCTGCCCTGCTCCCGCATACCGTGTGGACGCTTCCGCCCGATTCGACGCCGCAGATTTTCCGGGCGATGGAAACACTTCAGGCAATGCAGAACGCTGCGAGGCAAGCTTGACACCGGGTGAAGTGGCCGAGGTCGTCGAGGAAATCGCCGGCTGGTCATTGCAAGAACGCCGCGCCTACCTCGCGAATCTCGAGATGTTTAGCGCCGAGGATGCATCGCAGATAAAGGAAGCGCTCCAGGCGCTTTGGACTGAACGGAAGTAATGGGGGTGGGGAATGGAACAGATAGCAAACATGGCGGGTAGGAGTGCTTACGGGGTGAAAGTATGACCGTCGCCGCCATGAAAGCGAAGAGGCCAAGCAAGTATCGCAACGTCAAAACGGTTGTGGATGGACTCAAGTTCGACAGCAAACGTGAAGCGGCTCGCTGGTCGCAACTCCAACTTTGGTCGCGCACGGGCGGTATCACGGATCTGAATCGGCAGGTGCCGTTCATTCTCGCGCCGTCTGTCGTCATTGGCGGGCGCAAGCGGCCGGCGCTGAAGTATGTAGCCGACTTCACTTATGTCGACAGTATCTCCAGACAGATGGTCATCGAAGACGTGAAGGGAAAGATCACTGAGGGATACCGCATCAAACGTCACTTGATGGCGGTCAAGGGATACCAAATTGTGGAGGTGAAGTAATGGCAGCCAACAAAAAGCCGCACAAGCCGCACTACGACCGCAACAAGTCCCCTATTCATCGCCTAGCAGCGATTACCCGGCTGACGGTAGCGAAGATCGCCAGGGAGCCGATGACGGATGCGGAAATCGGCCGGCTCGAAATCGCCGTTTTGGCAGCAATAGATTGCATCGCGAAAGGATTCGGGACCGGTGATCACTGGGACGTAATCGCCAAGGCTATCAATCAGTCATGGATTTTCGCGACAGAGGCAGGAACCGGCGAAGAGGCGAAGCCGTATCTGCTGGTGGCACAACAAGGAATGGAGCGCATGAAGAAGCGCTTCCTTGAGACCGGAAAGATGGCGTTCGATGGCCTCGCGCTGGAATCGGTGCGACGTGCGGTCGAGATTTGGCGCGATCAACTGAAGATGAGCACGCTGGGCGAGTTGACCGCAGCGAGCGACGTGGTGCAGCGGCACTTTTACCGGAAGGAGGCAGCATGAACAACTGGACACCCGAAGAGGAAGAGATCCTTCGCAAAGCATGGCT